CCTTGAACGCAGCCGACTCCATGAAGGACTGCCCGATGCTCTTGAACTGCGGCTCAGCGGCAGCCTTCTCCTCCCGCTCACCCTCGCGGGCGCCCGCAGCCGACCGGGAGTGCTCGGCGGCCTTCTGCACCGCCTTCAGGCTGTCGACCTCCTGGCCCAGCTCGTTGATCTCCTCGTGCAGCGCACGAATCGCACCAACCGGGTCGGAAACCGACTTGACCTTCTTCATGTCCATCTCGGAACCGGCCTCTTCGAAAATCTTGGCCAGCTCCGCGTTCTTCGCCTCAAGACGCCCCTGGGCGTCCCGCAGCGCGGGGAACTCACTCATTCCATTGTCCTTTGATCTTGGCTTGCTTACGCGAGCCCGTGTTGAGAAGCGATGTACCGCAACCACTCGGTTTGCAGCGGGTTCACTTCCTCTTCCATTGACTCGGGCTTGTCATCCGACGTCCCCTCGGCCGCCGGTTCGGTCACGAGTTCCTGAAGCTTCGTCAGCTCGCCCTGAATGCGAGACAACAGCTCCGTCGACTCCGCACCGAGCGACTTGCCCTCTTCGCGCCGCTTCACCAAGATTTCCGCGCCGCGCCCGTTCAGCGATTCGAGCTCGGTCAAGACCTGCTCGCACTGCCCGGTGAAACTCGCACCCTGAGACTTCACGCTCAGCGTGCCGGTTCCGATCCCCGCGCCCTTCAGCACCGGGGACACCTCGTACACGTTCAACCTCTTCAGGATTCGGGACTGCTTGCCCTCGAACGTGTCAAACTCTTGATCAGCCACGGTGAACCCGTAGCTCCACTCCCCCAAGTCGCCGAGCCCCTTGACCACCTCGAAGGTCTCCCGGCCGGCCGTGGTGTTCATGAAGAAATGCCCCTTGAGAACCGCGCAATCCTCGCGGACCTCGATCACGCCCACGCCCACCGGCAGGTATCCGCTATCCCACGACCCGTGGTTGTAGGCAGAGATCTTCACACGCGTATTCGGGGTGAACGCCTCTTTCAGCGTCACATCCCCATCCAGGTCCCGGACGTTGAACTTCGAGAACACCGCCTCGACCACGCCAGCGTCGAAGTCCTTGACCTCGACAGCGCCGAGGTTCTTGAATTCCTGATTCATTCCTTTACGCTCCCGGACCAAGTATCAGGGATAAGGTTTGTCAAGCCAAGTGCGCGCGCCCGCCGCCGGATGTGGGCGCGAATCGTCGACTCGTCCGCATCCCCATGCCCCGCGAGACGAATCGCATCCCGCAAATCGTCCTCGTCCTCGATCGGATACGAGCCGTCCGGCAACGCGTGCCCGGCAACAGCGGCCTCATCCCGCCGATGCTGCGGCCACTTGACGTTCTTCGCGCCGTTCGTCGAGCCCATCGACCCCGGCGAATTCCCCGGCTTCGGAGTCCCCGACGCCGAATTCGGCTTGTCCATCTCGCCCGGCTGGCCGGCACCCAGCGCCTGCGACATAGCCGGGTCCGGCGGCGTCAGCTCACCCGTCGCCGGGTCGATCGTGCCCAGCCCCGGCGGGAGCAGCTGCACCGACATCAGACCGGTGTGCTCGCCCTCAAGCTCCTGCATGTCGTAGTGCGCGACCGCGCGGACCACCGCGTCCGGGTCGAACCCGCCGTCGACCAGCTGCCGGATCTGCACCGCCTGCTTCGCCAGGATGTCCGCACGGTCCACCAGGTCCTCACGTAGGAACGCGATGTCCCGGTCGTCGACCCGGAGGTGTTCGGACTTCTTCAGCGACACCAACGCTTCGAGCGACACCGCCGCCGAGCGCCACAGTGGACGGATCGTGTTGTCCGCGAACCGCCGCCGAGCCTGCCCGTAGTTGGAGTACGTCGCCGACTCCAGCCCCTCCGACAAGCCGACGATGATCGGCGGGACACCGGAGGCAGCGGCAATCCGCGTCTCGCCAGCACCCTGTGTGGACTTGAAATCCATCTGCCGCAGGTCCGCGCCCACCGTCGACACGTTCGCCCCGCCCGCGAGGAACAGCGTCTTGTATGCGTTCTCAACGCCCGCGTGCTGCTCCTTGAACAGCTCGGTGAACTCCTCGAACTGCGACGGCGTGATCTCCTTGTCCAGCGACACGGCGATCTTCGGGGTCGCGCCGTGCTCGAAGTACCGGAGCTTGTGCTTCGTCGCCGCCTTATCCGACTTGATCTCGTTGATGACCGGGGTCAACCACGACATCCCGCGGTACCGCATCGCCGGGTCCGGAATCGGGCTGTAGTGGCACACGTCCTCCGGCAACAGCAACATCGCCCGCGCCTGGTCCTGCAACACCCCCCACTGCGTGCCGGCCGCCGGGGGCTTGTACTCGTAGGCGATCACCTTCGCCGTCACGTCGTACGGATGCGCACCATCCGGGTCCTTCTTGGACCCGATGATGATCGTCACCCAGTCCGGGCGCAGCCGAACCACCCGACGCCCCGGCCCCAACGCCCGACGCCCGATCCGGCCCAGATCATCGACCACCGTCGCGTAGAAGTTCCCGGACAAGCTCACGTCGAGCTCCATCCGCGACAACAGCTCACCGATCGTGCCGCCCGGCCACGGCTGCTGAAGAAGTTCGATCCCCGGCGTGTACTTCAGCTCTCCCGGCCGCCCGTCCGACTCGTAGCGGCACGCCGCGAACCGCGCCTCCGAGAACGCCAGCTGCCGAGCGGTGATGCACGCGAAGATGACCCCGGACTGCTTGTACGCGCCCTGCACGTACGCCTCGAAGTCGTTGCCGATGACCTCCTCGTTGCCGTGCAACGCGGTCGACAGCATCGGCCAACTGCTGTTGTCGTCCAGCTCCCAGAAATTCGGCTGCACGAAGCTCTTCTTGCCCAGCCCCGCCAGGCGTCGGAAAAGGGTCACGACTTCTCACCTCGGAGCGGCACATCGGCCAGGAACATCACGGAGTACCCCGCCAACAGCACGCCGCCCACGATCGAAGCCACGCCCACGCCCGCGCACACGAACACGCCGAACGTGACCATCACGGCCGCCAGAACCAGCAGCACAGCAAGCGCAACAGCGGCCACCACGTCTCCTAAATCCACGCCATCATCGGAGTACGAGGCTCTTCCGGAGTCCCGTACAGCACGAACCCATGAGCAGCCAAAGTGGACGCCACCAACGGCGCCACATCGAACCTGCTCTCCTTGCGGTGCCAAACCCACGCATCCGACATCGGACGCTGCTTCGCACCCGACACCGCCGTATTCACCGGCCCCTGATCCGTGTGCCGCATCTCGTCGTTGACCACCAGGTCATAGAACGCGCCGCACGCCTGCCCGCACTCGCGGGTCGTCAGCTGGAACAGCACCCCGTCGTCGTTGTTGCGCCCGTGGTGCGACTCCACCCCCGCCTCGGCCAACCCCGACAGCAGCCCGCCAGCCGGCCCACCCGGGTCGATCATCACCGCCCGCGGCGAATACTCCTCGATCAGCTCCAGAATCCGCGGGACCATCCAGTACGTACCCTCGCGGTACTCGATCAGCTCGGTGTGCAGCAGACCATCCTCACGGCGACCGCACACCGAAATCGCCCCGTGCGTCCGGTTCAGCGAAACGTCCACACCGAACACAAGCTCGGAATCCTCGGCGATCTCCGAGTCCTCGTCGGCGACCGCCTTCCAGTCCTTCGCCCGGATCACGACGTCGGCCTCTTCGTCGTACCAGATCCCCAGACGCTCCCGAGCGAACTCCATCCCGTCCATCGCGTCGAGCTCGGCCTCAATGAAGTCCTCGCGGATACGGATGCCCAGCGCCGGGTTCGCCCGCGCCCACTCCTCCCGGTCGGTGAGCGCGGCCTCGTAGTTCTTCGCCTCGGTCTGCGCCGACCACTCGAAGTACGCGAGCCGCTTCGACTCCCCGGACATGCCGCGGCGCCGGATCTTCCGTAGCCACGAGCTCTCTTCCATGCCGGCCGAAGACGTGTACCAGACCTGCGGATTCGGGCGGGCGCTCAGCGTCGGCAGCAGCGCCGCCATCGCCTCACCCGGCAGGTTGTACGCCTCGTCCAGGATCACCAGGTCCGCCGAGAAGCCACGGCCCGATCCGGTGCTGCGCGCAACGAACCGGAGCCGACGGCCGTCTTTGAGCTCGATCCCCTCTTCCCCGTGGGAAGTCCTGACCCGAGCAACCCTCTTCTTCAACGCCGGGGTGTTGTCGATCAGCCGATGCACCCGGCGGAAAGCTTCCTGCGCCGTCTTGAATTCGTGCGCCGAATGCAAGATCAGCTCTTCGTCCAGCAGGAACAGCCCCACAATCTCCCGGGCCTCCAAGATCGAGCCCTTGCCGTTCTGCCGAGGAACGACAAGCCCCACCTCGAACGCCGACCACTCCCCGTTCGGCTGCTCACCCAGCGAATCCCGCAGCACAAGCTGCTGCCACGGGTCCAAATGCAGCCCCGCCAGTGCGCACAGCTCCACAGCCTCATCACCCGAGGTAGAGGCATAACGCGGGACGTTATGCACCCTGGGAGTCTGCGCGCCTTGCATTCCGCCTCTTCGTCAGATCGTCGACAGAATCGTTCTCGGCGACACCGCCGATCTCGTCGATCTCCGCCATGATCCGGGAAAGCTCTTTCGTCATCACCGCGAAGTCGCGCCCGGCCGCCTCGTTAGCAGTCTGGTACTTCTGAAGTCTAACCATCTCGACCGACAAAGCATCACGCATCGCCTTCAACGAAGACAAGCGATCGCCCTGCGAAACCACAGAAACCAGATCATCATCGGCCATTTATAGGTTCTCCGTCACAACCGCGCCGTACATCGCCGTACGCCGATTCGCCCCCGACACCACATCGCAACGCCAAAACGTCGACCCCGGAGACGCCACCACGCCCGGCGGCACCACGAACCGCGCCACCCCGCCGACAGCGTCCACGATCGTCACATCGGTCGGACTGACCAGTTTCGTCACGGTGACATCACCATCAGCCGTCGACGCGTCCGGCTTGAACAGCACCTCCACAGTGGACCCCGTCAGGTCCTCCGCCGTACCCGTCGCCTGCGACGTGATCGTCAACGTGATCGTGTCCGTGTTGCCCTCAAACAGGTTGAGAACCTGACTAGCCGGCACACCCAACCCCTTCCCTAGTAGTAGGCAACCGAGCCCTCCGTTCGCTCATCCACCACGCGCGCACCGGAAAGCCGCCCCGCGAACGCCACCAAACCCGCCAGCCGGGACGGCGCGACCTCACCGCCCAAAACGCCCGACACCGCCGCCGAACCCGCCACCTGGTCCGACCGGCCCGACACCCGCCCCGACACCGCCAGCGAGCCCGCCAGACGCCCGGAAACCGCCAACGACGCCGACAACCGCCGCCGAGGAACCACCGCGCCGTTGAACGGCACCGCCGCATCCCCCGACAACGCCGACTCGCCCACGTCGAGC